GGGCTTTTGCCCTGCTCCCGGAGGCAAACCAGTACGCACGGTGGTGCGGTGGCCGGTGGGTAGGTTGCCCTCGACCCACATCATGTCCTGCAATACCTCGTTGGACTGGTTCAGAAGTTCAATAATCGATGCGACCCGGTCGTCGGGATCACGGCGCTTTGCCCAATCGGTCAGGGTCAGCGCGGAAAAGCCAATGGTTGCCATAAACTACTCCGAAAGGTTAGCGCCGGTCGGCGTAAATTAGCAGGTGGGAATCACTCTACTGCGCGAAGCATATTCCAGAGATAAAAACAACGCAACGCTGTCAACTCATTATTTTATTCGCACCACCATGATGCCGCCATCGGTCAGTTTGGTTTGATACCGCTCACCATGTCGAGAGCCACGCCGCGATGCTGCCTGCCGCACCATTTCTGCTGTACGCATGGACTCGGGGACTATGAAAAAATCACCCAAACGCATCGTATCCCACGGATAACCAAAGCGCGCACCGAACGAAAACCTGTTCGTCATTGGCACGCGCGTGCCTGTTATTTTCGGCAACTGCTTCGGGTTCGGCATCTTAAGACGGCGACGTGCCTCCGTACAGAACCTCGGCTATCGACTTGCGACCGCCCCCGGTTTGCTGTCCAAGACCGGGCGCGTCATGTTCGGCAAGACCCTTGCCAATGCTGTGCAGCAGCTTAATGGTCTCGGCGTAGCCCAGCTTGTCCTCCAGAGCCGTGACCACATCGGACACCTTATCCTTCGGGAAGAACTGACGAGCCGCTCGACGGGCAAGCTCCAGATTGCCATCGTGCTTTTGACCCCACTCAGTGCGTAAAGATGCGTCCTCTTCCTTGTTTTTTGCGTCCAACGCCTGGATGCGAGCCTGCTCAGATACCTCATAGGCTTTTTGTTGAGCCAGGGTGAACTCGTTCCATCGGATCGCCAGCGCCTTCGCTTGCTGCGGTAGCAGCCCGGCCTCCCTGAACCATTCGCTGGCGGTCTTGGCGAACTCGCCGCTATCACCCTCCGGCAACGGAAGCTCGTATGCCTCGGCCTTGTCGGGCGCGCCGATTTGCTTGTAGAACTCAGCCCACTGCTCGGGCGTGGCATCCTTGCCGGGCAATTTGACGGCTGGCGCTTCGTCAGCAGCAGGTTCGGTAGTGGTGGGCGAATCCGCAGGCTGGCCAGTGTTTGCATCAGGCGCAACAGCTGGCGCAGCAGCAGTCTCGGCAGGCTGGTCGCCAGCAATGGCAGACAATGCGGTCAAAGGCGCAGCAGGCGCGTTGGTTTCAGACATCTTCAAGCTCCTTAAGTTTGAGCAGAGTCTCATCGCTCAGATTCAGGGTTTCCACGATTCTGAGCCATACCTCGCGACGACCCTCTGCCAAAACCGTCGCGTGTGTGTCGATCTTGCCGTCCTTGCCGACAACGACGCAGCTGGAATCAGCGCAGCAGAACCCGCGCAAATCAGCCAGCACCCGAGTGCCAGCCTCACCTCCAAAAACGTCGCGGTACGCCTTGCGATGTTTCCAAAACCGCTCGTAAAGCGACTTCATGCGGGTAGGCCGAGATTAGGCAGCATCTGGTTCGGCTGCGAGGCGGCCAGCGATTGAGCCGCCGCCAAATCCTTCGCCGCCGATGCAGCTACAGGAGCCGCCTGCAGCACGTTCGCCATCTCTGCCTGTTGCGCTTCCTGCGCCTTGACCTGCTCCAGCTCTTCGTCAGACAGCAGAATAGAGGAAGGTACCCCATTAATTTCAGCCAGCACTTTCGACGCCTCGTCCATGTTGAAGCGACGGAATACGCTCGGGCCGGAAACCGATGCCATCGGTGCCAGCTGCTCGAACGTTCGAAGGATTGCAACGCCTTCCTCGGCACGCCGCGCACGCTCCAACGGACTGCTGAACTCGATCTCGAACAGGCCACCAGCCTCGATCAGAGCGTCCGGCATGGGTGGTATTTCGCCAGCAGCCGCCAGGATGTCCAGCTCGCGCTCGATGCATGGCGACAAGTATTCGGTCTCGATCCGGCTGGCAGTCGGAGCGAGTAAAGCACCCTTCTCTTGAGCGCGCAGCATGGCCTCAGTCGCGGTCATGTTGGGCGCATCGACCAGAATCTGGAACAAAGTGTTCCAAAAAGCATCGTTGATGAGCCGACGCTTCTGATCCATCAGCTCAAGGCCGATGTTGGGATTTCCACCCACGGCCAACGGCTGGATCATTTGTCGACCATTGCTATCGACGCCGCCGTAATTGATGGCCGACGGCGTGAGCCGAATCGTCTCAAGTATGCCGTCACGATGAGCCAGCAACGGTGGCAGCACAGACAGCTGGGCAGCCTGTATCGTGGTGCGGTTCATTTCGTTGAGCATGTTCACGTCCGGCAAAACCAGTGAAGCGGGGCCGCGCCCATACACTTCACCCGATGTGACGGAATACCGACTGATCGCGTATGGAAAAGAACGAAAACCGCCCTCGCTTACGACATCCCGGCTTTCAATCGACACGAAATACGACACGAACGCCATGCCGCGATAATCACGACGACTAACATCAGCGTCCTCGCGCGGTTTGACGCAATGCAAAAACCAGAACTCCTGCTCGGGTCGCTTCTCGGCTGCGTGCTTGATTACGGACGGCAGCTTGTCCAGCCCGAACTTTTCAGCCGCCTGACGCGCAGTCATCGGAAATTCACGATGCACGAGATCAACAACGCCGAACTCGTTTTCCATGAAGAACAGCTGCTCGACCGGAACGCAACGGTAGTAAATCTCACGACCAAGGCGGTCGCCAATGAACAGCCCCATGTTGCCGAATGCGCCAGCATTGAAGTAGCTCTCATGCACCTGGTTGTCGAAGTTTGACGAGTAGCGCGCAGAAAACAGCCGCTTGTTTACCGCCTCCAAGTAGCGCTTGACCTTGATGTCCTCGGCTAAATCCGGATCGCGCGGTTTTAGATTGTGCCACTGCTGGTTCCGAGGCGTGACCAGCGAGTGCATGGCCGCAGCAAAACGATCCAGCGCCAAAGCCGGTGCCGCGTCGAATATCTTCTCAGTCTTGCGCTCACCCTTGATGTCAGTCGAACGACCACGCTGCCGACGAAATTCAGCCTTTCGCGGAATCATCCGCTCGGCAATGTCCTGCCAAGTAGTCTCAAAATGCACGCGCTGCTGACGCATGCGTTCGTGCTTGTCGAGAACGTCACTCGCCCGAGAATCTGCCATGATCAGCCGCCAAGAACAGGCGTGGTGCCATTGCTGGACATTTGTCCAGTTCCAGTCTCGCCAGCCAAAATAGTCGCAGCACGACCGCGCCTGCGCCGCCGCATGTCGGCAGCATTGCGCTCAACGATGGTCTTATCGACAACCGGAGCCTTCGGCATTTCAAAAGGCGGTGGCGGTGGCGGTACTAAAGAACGGCGAAAAATTTGACTCATAAAACCCCCTTAAGAGAAAATCGGATAATCGACAACAGCATGCGTCTGAATAACGCCTAATTCTCGCACAGGCACGGCAAATGTCAATGCAAGCGAGTCCGCGCGGTCGGGCGAACGAACGCCCCGCTTCTTGGCATCGTCCTTCGATTCCATCAGCAACTCGCCGCCACGATACTCGTATTGCAGCGCGGTAAGCTCGGTCGATAAGTCGGGATCATTTGGCAGCGATGCGCCGTTTTTCAGGAACTCTCGCATATCGCGCCACATACGAGCACGAAGGTTGTAGTTTTGCCCATCGGACAGACGCACCGAAGAATTGACGTCCGTGACAATCATCGGATACCAGCGCCGAAGCATATCCGCCACACCCGCGCCGATTCCAATCGTATCGACGGCAATCTGGCCAGGCTTGATGCCCCAGCCCTCGATTGCGTCCTTGACGCGACCAGCAACGTCAACAACGTCCACCTTGCCGAACACAATCTGGGGATACACGACGCGCCCCTGCCTGAACGTGATCACAGTCTTGTCGTCACCAAAACGGGCAACGTCAACACCAACCTGCAACGGCCCAACAGCGCGAACGTCCGCCGGGCCACGAGTGAGGCAAGCGGTGACAATGTCGCCAGAGATGAAGGCATTCGACACGGACGCGGTGTAGTCGCGGTCGATTTCCTGCGCCACAATCACCGGATCGAGCGTAGAGCACTGCTTGTCGTACCAAGCCTGATCCTTGCGTGGGTCATCCTTCCAGTCGAATACAAAAACAGGAATGCGACCGGACATACGCTTCCGATAAAAAGGATTGCCCGCGCCATTCGGTGTGGAAACGTCAATCTTGCAGTTTGAGGTTTGCGACAAAGCAGCATCAATCGCTTCCGGACGCTCGTAGAACGCGCTCTCGTCCTTGAAGTAGATCGATGTCCGGTTGCCGCGCCCGATGTTGTCGCCAGACTCGCCGACAATAGCCGAGCCATTCTCGGGATTGATAATCCGCATTGCTGGCGCATGGGTGCGCTCGATGTAGCCGACAGGCTGGAACTCGGCAGGAAGCAAAGCAATGAACTGCCGCGCCTTCCAGAACAGCGACTTTGGGTCGCCCAGCTTGTCGACGTACTCTTCCTTGCGAGAACCGAACCCGATCACGGTGCCAGGCTTGAAAAGCCACATCCAGACGGCAATCGCCACGCAAAGCCAAGACACGCCCATATCGCGCGACTTCTCGACAAGTCCATCCTCGCGGCCAAGCCAGCGAGACACCACCCAGTCAACGAACTCAGCCTGGCGCGGAAACAGCAGGAATGGCGTCACGCCATCGATGCCGCGCTCGATGTTGCGCGGATCAAATGTCATGCCCCAATCATTGATGAAGTCGACCGGATAGTCTGCATAGTGCTTTTTTACGCCCGCCAGCACGGACGGGTCAGCGCGTAAGCGCCTCAGACGCTCGATGCGCTGCTTGAACACGGGCGCGTAGTCAGGCGCACGCCAGTCAAGATCAGGCACGACGAGTCCACCGATTGAACAGCCGACGCAGCGCGTAGGAACGCACCAGCGAGACAACCGTAAAAACCGCACCGATGGCGAGGTTATCCGACAGACTGGCCTCGATGCCAAACAACGGGAACACAGCCAGCTGAGTGCCAACAGCAACGCCATAGCCAACGGCCACATTGGTCACGGACTCAACCACGGACATCAGGCGAGACTGGCTCACGCACCACCCCCGAGCATCCGCTTGTAAGCCTCGGACGGTTCCAGTGTGACGGTTGACTCCGTCTTGATCGGGCCACCATCAGCGCCGACAATTTCGTGACGCTCAGACCAGCGCATCTGAGACTTTGACCACCAGATGGCAGCAGCGGTGTCGCCGGACATCGCCTTCTTAAACAGGGTCTGCGCCACCTGGCTGTTTGCCTTGCCCTTGCCCGTCACCATCTCTTCACGGAAATGGTCGTAAAGCAAATCGACAGAAATGCCGCCCTGAATCAGCGCCGCGATCTGATGCACCGGAAGCCCGTAGCCAGACAGCGCCTCGACTTGCTTCCGGTCAGCATCGGTCGGCACAAATGCAGACCGCCCAGCACCCGGACGAGCGCCGCCAGAATTAGCGCGCGGCCCGCCCGGACCCTTGCGAACCGTCTGAACCTTTGTAGGTTTCGATTTTTCAGCAGGCATTTGTCACCTCCAAAACAGCCTTCCGGCCTGTGTAATTTTCCCAGCGCTCGACAATCACATCGCAATAGCGCGGGTCTAACTCGGACAGACGCGCACACATCCCAAGCCGTTCAGCCGCCATCAACGTGGAACCGGAACCGCCAAAAAGGTCGAGGACAATGTCACCCGGGCGCGCAGAATTGCGAAGCATACGCTCGATAAGCGCCACCGGCTTCATGGTCGGGTGAACGTCGTTCCGTTTTGGTTTCGGCTCGTTAATCACCGAAGGAACCAGCTCCTCGATAGTGGCCGTGCCGTCAATGACCATGACGGTATCGCCCAGCCGTATCTCGTACTTGCCATCGTCGCGCCGCTTAAAAGGCATACGATCCTGGTCAAGATCAATCATTGTCGTTAGTTTACGCCCACCATACCACCGATGACGGCTGCCAGGCTTCCACCCGTACAGGATCGGCTCGTGCTGCCACTGGTAGTCCGACCGGCCAAGCACAAGGCTATCATTGCGCCAGATCAGGCAACCGGACAGTTTGAACCCGTTATCCAAAAAAGCGCGAGTGAATGTCGCACGCTCAGTCTCGGAGTGCGCCACGTACACGGCAGCACCAGGCTTGCAAACGGCAAACATCGTCGCATACACAGACGACATGAAATCACGGAAATCCGAGTCCGACATATCGTCGTTCAGAATCTCGCGGGTGTTTTGATTGCCGCCGTCGACCTTGTTCTTGTTGGCAGCGTTTGAACCGTCGCCACCATAAGCCACGTTGTAAGGTGGATCTGTCCACACGATGTCCACAAGCTCGCCACGCAGCAGCTTGTCCATGTTGTCCATTGACGTCGAATCACCGCACACCAACCGGTGCGCTCCCAGCACGTACACATCGCCTGGCTTGCTTCTTGGCTCTTCGGGCAGGTCTGGCGCGTCGTCCGGGTCGGTCTCGTCCACCACCACGGGCGTAAGGTTGTCGATCTCTTCAAGCGAAAACCCGGTCAGCGTCAGATCGTAGCCCTCCAGCTTGAGATCAGCCAGCTCATCCGAAAGCAGCTTCAAGTCCCAGCCGCTGTTAAGCGCGATCTTGTTGTCGGCCAGGATCAGCGCCCGACGTTGAGCGTCAGTCAAGTGAGCAAGCACGATCACAGGCACGTCAAACATCTGAAGCGCCCGCGCCGCCTGCAAGCGACCGTGACCAGCGATGATGCGATCCTGCTCGTCAATCAGCAACGGGTTCGTAAAGCCGAACTCCTTAATCGACCGGGCAATCTGCTCGACCTGCTCCGCCGAATGAGTTCGCGCGTTTTTTTCGTAAGGCTTAAGCGCCGAGACAGCGCGAACCTGATAACTGCCGAGGCTGGGGACAGTACCCATCACCGCCTCCCACAAAGATCAATAAACTCGACGATGAGCCAGTAACAGACCGGCAAAGAAATAATCATCAAAATGAATTCAAATTTTTCCATAGTTCGATGTTACCCTAAGTGATGTGAAAAAAACAACAGTCAGGCCACGCGCCACACGCGAAAGCCAATCCCGTCTTTTCTAGTTCTGAAAGTTTTTCCATGACACTTCCCAAATTTATAGGCAGCAACACGACCGTAAGAATTTTCTAGAAAAACGCTTTCACCAACATCAAGGTTTCGGAATTTTTCAGCCCAATGGTCATGCCTGTCAGGGACAGGATGTAAGTTTTTACAAGAAACACTCTCAGACATAATAAGCCCCACAACGAATAAAAGGAAGATTGTACATAAATTATAAAAAAACGCAAAAAATGACCAATGACGCCATGACCAGCTTTTACTATTACGCGCCCGTTTCGCGTGCGCGCCCCTTACGCCTACCCTTCCCCCCTATATTTATATAATACATATACATATAGTGTCATTAGGTGTCATAGTGTCTTTTTCCCAATAAAATCAATAACCTGAATCAATGACGCCTCGCCCAAAGGTGTCCTTAAAGGTGTCAGGAACGAGCAGTAAACGAGCCGCTCCGGTACGCTTCCAGGCATCCCCGTTCAATTTTCGCAACACCAGCCCGGCCTTGGTCACCTCCGCCTTGGTGCAGTTCTGGCTACCAAGTGTCACTAAAACTTCGGTGGCTGTCGTCCAGTTCCAGGCACTTTTCGGGTCGTCCCAGCGCAGTTTTTTCGTGATCAAATCCTCGATGGGGTCGATCACAAGGAAGTCCTCGTTGTGGCTGTTAAGGGTTTCTAGCTCCTGCGCCGTCAGGAACCAAGACTCACCAGGCAGGTACAACTGCTCGTAGATTTGCGCCCAGCACTGCTGCATATCGATTGAGTGGTTATAGTCCAACGACTCAACCTCAATCGTCCAATAGCGCCGGTTTCCAGTGTCGTCGTGGAGGTAGTTCTTAGGGTTCACACTGGCAAAAAACACAGTGCGCCGGGCAAACTCGGACTCGCGCCGGGCGTATGCCTTGCGAAGCACGTCCCGGTCGCTTGTGAGGAAAGATTTCAGCGCCGCCACGTCTGCCTTCCGGAATGTCGCATCGATCTCGCCCAGCTCCACCAGCCAGTTCGACACGCACTTCATGACGCTGTCACGGTCGTCCGGGCGCAGCAGCATCCCATCCTTGAGCACACCAAGCTCGGCTGGCACTAGCGACTTAAACCACTTCGTCTTCCCGACATACTGAGCACCTTGGAACACCAGCACGCCATGCGCCGACACACCGGTCGGACAGAAGGCAGCAGCCACAGCCGAGATCATCCAGCGCTTAATGAAAACCCGCTTCATCTCAGCCACGCGCGCATCAGAACACTCGGACCGGGCACGCACCGTGGCCACCAAATCAGCAAGCCTGTCACGCCCATCCCACGGTTTGCTAGTGATCCACTGCGCCACCGGGTTATATTGATTTTTGTCCGCCAGGTACGTCACGAAGTCCGGCACACGGTCGACAGGCAGCCGGAACTTCGCGCACTCTGACAGCAGCCACGACAAGCTGGCATTCTGACGATTGTCGATAGAAAAACCAGCACGCGGTATGAGTATCTCTTCCTGCTTACTGATGACGTTGTAGTGTATGGTGATCTGAAGCCGCCGACAGATCTCGGCCACGTTCTCGATTGTGGCGAGTGGCTTCCCTTTGTCGTTGGTGTCCGGCAATGGTGCGTAATAATCAACGAGAGATGCAGCGCCCGACGCAGGAGACGACGCGACTGCGCTGCTGGCGCGGTTTTTCGGCTGCTGTTCCTGGACACTCTGCGCCTTGTCCGACGCTATAGTATCAGGCGAAGGCGGTGCTGGATCGTCAAAGCAGGCACGAACAGCATCAATGCCCTCCATGCTGTGCAGGTCATTAAAATCGGTGCCGTCGCCACGATGACCAGACCAGTGCGGTATGGCCAACAGACCAGACACAGCCACAGCTGCCTCACGCGCGCGCGATAGCCCAGGATTGCCGTCTGTCTTAAAATCATCGTCCGCCGCAATGACCATCACAGCATCGGGCAGCGCAGCGCGGATCTTGGCCGCAACAGCCGACAGATTACCCGCCGAGAACGCCACGACAACGCAATACCCCGTGGCCACGTGAATCGAAACTCCGGTGGCATAGCCCTCACAGATCACTATCGGCCCCGTTTTGGTCGGTCTGCCGATGGTTGTATATGCGCCACCAGCAGGCGTGCCGGTCAGAAATTTCCGACCGCCGTCCGGCTGGATGACCTGTAGGCCGCACAGCGCACCTGGCGCAAGACGCATAGGTATCAGCAGCATATCGCGCAGCACACGCGCGCCGATGCCCGGTATTTTCTTGCGCGATAGGTAGTCGTGCGCGCGATCCGCCGCGTCATGACCGGCCTCCCACATCTTAGCCGCCGTCTCAGCCGCACGCGCAGTAGCAGCCTGCCTCTCGGCCTCGCGCTGCTCCTCAATCTGACGCTTGCGATCCGCCCACTCCTTGCGCTGCTCGGGCGTAAACTCGCCATTTGAATCGGCCTTCCAACTCCCGCTGATCTGGGAACGCCAGCAGCCAAAAGCGCCAGCCGGACGGTCGTCATCGTGGAATATGTAGTAGCCAGCCTCGTCGCGCGGTTTG